AAATAAGTATAGGTGGCGGTAATGCGTTACCTTCTAGCGCAGGTTTAGCTAGCAAAACTACTTTAATCGCAAATGGCTGGACAGTTATCACAGCCCCAAACTTTTAAATATTATGGAAAATCACATTATAGCACAGTTTCAAATTTGGGGATTAGTCTTCATTGCCGAACTAACAGCATTTAATGTGGCTGAGATCAGTACAATTGCTCAAGCGTTTGCATATCTATGCGGTGGTATAGCTTCTATTGCTACCGCTTATTACTATATCGTTAAAAAGAAATAATATGACACCAGAACTATTAGCAATGCTCGGAGGCGGCGTAAGCGGCTTCATAATGAAACTTATTGGCGCACAGATGGACAATCAAGCTCGTCAGCTTGAGCGTATGATTGGTAGGCAGAAAGCGGCAGATAAGTCTGCAGATGCTGCGGCTAAACGCAGTGCTGGTGTAATCGTTCGCAGGTTCCTTGTTGCATCTACCGTTTTTGCTATTGTAATAGCCCCATTTGTTTTTGCGTGGACTGACATAGGAGTAAGTGTAGCCAGAGAAACAGACGGCTTTTTTGGATTCTTTAAAACTGTCAAATGGGACACCGTACAAGGATTCGTTATTTTACCAGAAATTAGGCAAACTGCCTTAGCCATCGTAGGATTCTACTTTGGTTCATCACAAATCAAATAAAGAAAGTAAATATTATGCCATTACCCGCATTAGTAGCAGGAGGATTAGCAATTGGTCGAGGAGCTGCAGTAGCTTACAAGGTCGGAAAAGCTGGTTACTCTGCAGTTAAAAAATCAAAGAAAGTTAAAGCAGCAATGAACAAAGCTAAAACAGCCGCCCAAATAGCTAAAAATAAAGGAACACCTGCAGCTAAAGAAGCTGCTAAAAAAGCTAAGCAACTAGCAGAAGCAGCTAAAGCTAAAGCTCCTTCAGCTATAAACGCAGCTAAGAAGACTGGCAAGACAGTTAAAGCTACAGCCAAAGCAGCTAGAGATGAATTTAAACGTGAGATGCGTAAATAATTAGTGAGGAAGGAGCACAAGAGTAAAACTGGTGGGTTAACTGCTGCTGGTCGTCGTTACTTTAAAGCTAAGACAGGGTCTAATCTTAAGGCTCCTGTAACTGGTAAAGTTAAACGTGGCTCTAAGTCTGCTAAACGACGTAAGTCTTTTTGTGCTCGCATGAAAGGTATGAGGAAAAAGCAAAAGCCCAGCAACAATACTGGCAAAGACAGACTATCTCTTTCGTTACGCAAATGGAAGTGTTAATATATAATTATGAGTACAACGTTTAATCTTACAAATTCTGCAACTGAAGTAAACACAGCTTTACAAGCTGTTGTTGGTGCTGACACTACGCCAGATGCTGCGTCAGTTAACATGGTGACTAGCCAAGGCGTGTTTAATCATGTTAACACGGAACTTGGTCCTTTTAAGGGTAAAACTTTAACTACGGCAAGTACGGGAATAGCGGCTACAGACAACGACGACAGTGTTCCAACCAGTGCCGCTGTTAAAGACTATGTAGATAACTCTACAACAGCTGTTTTTAAAGTAGCTTACATTTCTGAAAGTGACAATGCAAGAACTGATTCTACCTATTTCTTTAAAAACATTTCTGTTATTAGCGATTTGGATAATATCATAAATCTTACAAACGGGAATATTACTTTCACAGCCACGGGAACCTACCTTGTAGAGGCGTCGGGTGTGTTTCTCGATAGCGACGGCACGAGCGGTGATTATTATAGACCTGCCTTTACTAATGGCACAGCCTCAACAACTGTACTTACTTACGGCTCAATTGAAGAATCCTCGAGCGCTGCTACGCAATTTACTATGAATATCGTTAGAACGGTAAGTAACACCTCAACAGATAAATTAGCTATCTACGCTACACCTTTTAGTGGCGCGTACTCGGACGGATGGTCATGTACAAATAATGTAATCAGAGTCACTAAACTAGCCTAGAGAATTTAAACTATGAGTACTACATTTAATCTTACAAATACAGCAACTGAAGTAAACACAGCTTTACAGGCTGTCGTTGGGGCTGACACTGCTCCAACCGACGGCTCAGTAAACATGGTTACTAGTGACGGTGTTTTTACTTACGTGGGCACACAGATTGGCGCATTGGCAGGCAAAACTATAACTACGGAAAGCGTAGGAATAGCGGCTACCAACAACGATACTAGCATTCCAACCAGTGCCGCTGTTAAAGACTATGTAGATACTTCTATAACCGCTGATACTAGTACTCCTAACAATCGTTTAAGAATAAAGATACTGCCAACTCATTTTACTGGAGCTAACCGCACTCAAAATGGCGCTCAGGTATCAGTGTCAGCTGGCATTTATGCTTCTACAGACATTCCTGCGGGCTACAAAGCTACTCATTTTACGCATACTACAAGTTCTAGTAGTGTTTCAATAACTGTGTCTGAGGCACAGGTAGGTGATTTCACGCTAGTGCAAAAGGGTAGTGGTAGTGGTAGTGGTACTAAAACAATAAATATGACTGATGTAGTAGGCACTGATGAGAATTATTTGGTTGTTACGTTATTTGCTTCTGGCAGCGGTAGAACCTATTCAGGGGGATATTTTACGATTGCTGCAGTTTAGTGCGCTGGTTCGTATAGTCTAGTTATTAGTCCTTGTTCCTTATGGTACTCGAAACCAGTCATTGCTTGCTGGCTACCGATAAATCCTTTTGTTGCGTGCCAAGCGTCTGTCGCTGACAGAGCAGGTAGATACTCTACCAACAGCCCGTGGTTCTCAACCCAACCACCGTTCTGGTCTGATGTTACAAGGCTCTTGCCGTTGCGGGCATTCTTGTGGTGTACGTGACCCATCTTTAGGTGACGCCACTTAGTCTTGCCCCAGAGTTCTGCAAACTCGGTTGATATAATGCCTTGCCACTTGGTCATGGCTACGGAGTCTCCGTGCGTCCACACTAGTAAGTTGTTGCCCCACACCATGTGCTTGCGAGCAGAGCGTTGCATAACAACCTCAACACGAGCACACTGCGAGTAAGCGGCTTTGAGCACTTGAGTAAGCCACACTTCGGAGTGCCAGCTATGGTTACCCTCAAGGATGACTACGGTGACCTTCTTAGCTACTTCAGATGCCATAGACACAACGTCGTAACAAGCTGTAACGGCTTTTTCCACAACTCTGTGGTAACGGCTGTCTACGTCTAGCACGTTACCGCTCATCTCAGTCTTATTGCTTCTTGTATCTGAGTGCAGCATGTCACCGCCAAAGGTAACAACAATGTGCTCTGGGTTGTTCATTCTGCAGAGCAGAGCGTCTGTAGTGTTGTGTATGCGTTTGACGGCAAGGTCTGAGTCGTAGTTCTGGCTGTTGGTCTCTTTAGCCTCGGCATACATACCTATGTGTGCGTCAAAGCAACAGATCTCAGCTAGTATATCTTTACGCTGTCTTTTGACTATTGGGGCTTTGGCAATCTTTAGTTTACCCTTTGCACGGTCACACAAGGCGTCAACAAAGTCTGTCATTGCCTCAGCGTTAGGTAGCAATCGTTTCCACTCACGCTGGACTTCACCCTCTGGTCCATACTGAACCGTGGTCTTGGCTAAGGCTAGGTGGTCGGGGACTGCTGCTTTACTGAGCCACGGAGCCTCGCCCTTTTGCTCTACTCGTTTTAAGGCTCGTCGAATGCTTGCCTCACTTGTGCCGATCTTGTCAGCAACAATAGTCTTACTACCTGATTCTAGAAATAACTTTAGGATTTTTTGTTCTTTGGTAGTTAACATAATTTTATAGTTGGTTTTCTTGCATAGCTTTCTCAAGGGTAGCTAGCTCTTTTGATAGTTTTTCGTTCTCGTCCTTAAGTGTTTGGTTCTGGTCAGTCAGAGCTTCACAAGCTAAGGTCATAGTGTGTAGCCCTCGTTCAAGGATTTTCTTTTCGGGCTGGTGAAACATAGGTCGGTTGGTTGCGGGTATACTCATTTTATAATTTCTATTAAGTCGTCTAGCACCATGCTAGAAAGTTCTTTCTTTTCTTCAAGCCGCTTAAGAATGGCATCGTCGACTGTCTGGGGTACAACAAGGTCGATGTACGTGCATTTTTTGTCTTGACCGATACGGTGGATACGGTCTTGACTCTGTAGTCGTGTTTCAAGGCTATAGTTGTTTGAGTAATATACCATTGTCGATGCACGGTGTAATGTCAACCCCTTAGCACCAGCTGACGTAGCTAGGAAAAAGTCTGCATTTCCATTTTGAAAATCTTGTACAGCTTGGTTTCGCACACGATCCGACACGTCACCGTGGTACTCGGCAATCTTTTTGTCGGGGAACCGTTTACTTAGTTCTTCTTTGATCTGCTTGATATTAAATTTATAGGCGCAGAACACAACCAAAGGCTGGGTAGTCTCAGCAATTTGCATGAGAGCAGCTATTCTGTTGTTTTCGATGGCGTGTTCTGTGCCTTCGTCATCAGTTACAAAGCCAGTAAGTATCTGGTGTAACTTTACAATCTTAGTCAGAGCTAAGGTGGAGGTGACGAGGTCTCCGCTGTCTAACAGTGCTAGGCAGTCATTCTTCATACTATCGTACACACGTTGTTGCTTTGGGGTAAGCTCAATTGCGTGCTGCATGAATGTTTTACTGGGGAGGTCGAGACAGTCTTTCTTCTCTATTCTCAGTGTAAACGGTTCTAGTAACTTGGTTAATCGTTCTAGGTTCTGGTATCCAATTACTTTACGGAACGCTCGGCTACCCATTGTGACTACTGTCTCAATAGCAAATGAGTGCTTGAATGCCGTGTAGGTATTGAAAGGTATAGCGTCTTTGCTTAGGAATCGACACTGCGTGAACAGGTCTAGCGGACTCTGAGTGATTGGAGTGCCGTTTAGTATCCACTTGCAATCTGCTTTATCTGAAAGTGTAATTACTCGTTTGGTCTGTATTGCTTTTGGATTCTTGATGCACGTTGATTCATCAACAATCATGTGACGCTGAGACACGGACGAATTAAGAAACTTGTCGCAGGTTTCGTATCCTGCCGCTGTGCGGAGGGCTTCAACATTAATTAGGAATATACGAGTCTCTGTTGTGTTGTTAACAAATCGTGCAAACTCCTGCTTTCTTTTCTTAGTCTTGATTGGTCCGTTCCAACAGAAGACTTCAACGTTGTTAGCAAAGTGAGCGGGTATCTCGTTGATTGCCCAGTTGTGGTGCAGTCCGTTGGGTGCAATAACAACTACGTCAACTTTGTCTTTAGCGTTTTGTATAATGTCAAGAACGATCTTAGTCTTACCTGTGCCCATCTCGCAGAACAAAGCACCGTAAGGCTCGGTTACGAAACGTTCGACAGCATCCTTTTGGTGTTGGAATGGTTTAGTTTTGTATATCATCTTGGGAGTTGGTAGAATTTGTCAGTCACTGGAGTGTGAATATAGAGGTTTTGCTTAGCACGAGTACAAGCAACATAAAACACACGATGCTCGTTGTCTGGGTCTTTCAGCATCCCTTTGTAGGTGGTGTATGTCATATCAGGTAGGATAATCACATTGTCAGCCTCACGACCCTTGGTAGCGTGTATTGTGCTAATCTCGATGTCTTTACTTCTGTCGAGCTTGCCGTCGGCTTCTGCTTTGAGTAAGACTTCTTTTGTTATGTCGGGGAGTTTAAATACTTTGTCCCACTTGTCTGTTGTGCGGAGCCCGAAAGTATTCTTTAAATCATCTTTGTCAAACATCTCTGCGTCAGGCATAGAGTTCATAAGTTTCTTGGCACCACGAGCTAGGGCAGCCCCAGTAGGTAGGAAGTCGTTATACAATACTTTAAGTTTGTGTGCTTTGTATTTGTAGCCTTTCCGCAGTTGTTCCCACATAAGTATGTTTTCAATCTGCTTTTCGTTAAATAGTGAGTTGGGGCTGTTAGATACAAAGAGTTGTTTAATACGCATAAGCTCACACTCAAGTATCTCAATCATAGCTTTGTTACGACACAACAGGAACCACGTACCCTGGCTAAAGTCTACGTCGTCAATGCTGTGTATCTGTTGCACACTGCCTTGTTCCTTGTGGCTTTGAACTGTGTAGGTTTGTTTCTCTTCGATCTGATCGGCTACACGTTCTGCGTAGTTAAGCACGGGCTGTGGTAGTCGGTAAGATGTGTCTAAGACAACACGGTTACCTTGTCTGTTAATTAGTGATGATGGGTCGCCACCAGCAAACTTAAAGATACTTTGTTTGTCATCACCAGCTACAAACACTTCCTCCGCATCTTTGCTGATAAAGTCAATAACGTCCCATTGCAGGGGTGACAAGTCTTGAGCTTCATCAACAAATACATACTTGAAGTACGGACGTATGGCTTGCTCTAAATACTTTTCAAGTTGGTCTGTAAAGTCGTACTTGCCTTTCTGGTCACGGAACTGCTTGTAGAACTCGCTAAATTTGTCAAGTTCATCTGGCGTAATGCGTGCGTTGAGTTGCGTGCTTAGCACATCCTCGCTACTGGCTTTAAGGTTACGCTTAAGACTGTCGTAAGTTAGTACAACGTCACCAGCGTTATTGTTGTAAGACATTCCGTCTTTGTTGGAGTAGCCCGCACTACCTGAGATATGGTAGCCTGATAGCTCACCTAGCAACCTGTAGTCTTGGTAACTGAGCATCTGCTTGCGTGGTATACGTCTGTAGCATAGTGCGTGCAACGTACTGAACCCAGTGAAGTCAGATATATTGTAGTCTGGGTTCTTGGTCAGGGCTCGGTCAATGGCTTCTTGAGCACCAGTCTTTGAGAATGTAGTGAAGCAAATATCTTTTGGAGGTGTTTCTTTATCAAGTACTTGTGTAAGTAGATCCATCAGAGTGGATGTCTTACCAGTACCTGCACTGGCTACGAATATTGTTTCATTAGTATGGGGATTGTTCATTGATATCAGGCATTGGTGCCGATGGGTCGAGACGTAAGTTCTCATCACGTACACGCCAACATCTTACTTTCAGCCGTATTGGTTCTTTCATTGTGTGCATTGTTGCATCAGCTTTGAGGACTTGCTTCAAAGATGATAGTATCTTGTTGTCAGGTAGTTCTTTAAATCGTTGTTGGTTTAGGTAATCTTTAAGGTCAATCATTCGGAACAAGTAGTTGCCGTTCACTTTGATTGGTCCGCTCTTGAGTGCATTTGGATTGTCACTTGCACTAGCACAAAACATAGACACATACTCCACGAACTGACCAACGGGTGTCATCTCAAAGGGTATGTCGATTTGTGTGCAGTTCTTTAGTAGTAAGTTTTGTTGTTTGACCCAGTCATCTTGTTTGATGGGTGGATACTTAAACAGCAACTTCTCCATGACTTTTTGATTGAACTGATTGAAGTTGTCGAACTGCTCAGTGGTAAGTTGTATCTCAGAGTCGTCTAGTGTTAGGAACCATAGTGGTGGGTCGCTCTTAAGCTGCATAAGCGAACGGTTGTTTGGCAAGAACTCTTCACCGCCAATACCAAACTTGCGTTGCCCGCATAGGCTAGCGTCACAATATTTACAGAGTGGTTGGTTGGAGCACTGGTATTTGTAATCTTTCTTACTATAGGAACTGATGATGGCTTCAACCTCTCTGTCTTCTAGGGGTTCAGAGAACTTGCGATTAAACTTGGTCAGTAGCTGTTTCCAATCTGTTGGTTGGGCTTTCTTTAGGTATACAGCAACGTTGGATAGTGTGATGTTACGTGACTCACTGTGTTGCGTTCTGTTCTGGAAAATGTAGTTAAGGCAGGGTGGTCCCTCGGGCAGCTCTTCAACGTCTAACGTGGGGACTACTAGCTCTTTAAACTCATCTACAGATAAGGTCTTAGATTGTGCGTAGGTTAGAAACTCTTCTGGGTTGAGTGCTTTGCCTTCTATGTCAAAGGCGTATTGTAATGTGGGGTTGCCCGAGTACGGCATGTTGATCCAGTTACCGTACTTACTGTCGTCTTTGCGATTGCTGATCTTTGGTTGCTTTGGGTATATCTCACAAGCACCTTGACCAAAGAAAGCTGAGAATGATTTTAGTTTGTCGATTACGTTTGCCGCAGATACTTCTTCTGAGAAGAACAAGTATACATGAGCACCGCCTGACTTTGACCGACAGACAACAAATGGTAGGTTGTGTTCTTTAACGCTTTTGAGTATATCTTCAATTGTGTTTAATTCTTGATATACATCTACGTCAAGTACGCCCCAACGAACACGGTCTTCGTTGACGAGCGGGGTGCATCCGATAATCTTATCACCTTTGAGGTGTTGTTCCCATATGTCTGTAGTGAGCGGAGCTTTAACAAGGAATGACTTGGAGTCTGCCTTGCCGTCACGGTCACGGGTTTTGCCAGTCAGTGAGGTTTGACCATGCACTTCTGGGTTACATACGAACAAGTCGTTGAAACGGAAAGCTAAATCTGCAATTGGAATCATAAGGGCAAAAAAACCCTAGCCCCCGTTTGGGAGGCTAGGGTGAACTTGATAATAACTAGTACGGCATTGCGTCAGAGGATACAAGTTTAGGTGTATCTTCTGTCTGCAGTAGTGGTGTGTCTGATGCGTTTTTATACGTATCGGACGCAATGGTTAACGTTTCTTCGTCAGCTTCGAAGTCTAGAACACGAGGCTCTATAAACTCAAAGTTGAAGTAGTCATCGCCATTTTTGCTAGTCTCGAGCACTGACTTGAGTTGCCAAGCTTGAGCATATAGCGGGGGCTGTACGTCCATACCGTCGTAACGGAAACGATTGATATCGCTCGTTAGTTTGCGTGAGACACGCAGTTGTGACGATGTGAATGGGATAACAGCTTGTTCCCAGTTATCGTTTACTTTGAGCATGACGAACCAGTAAGTTGTAAACTTAAGTTCGTTCTCGCCCAGCCATTCGTCATATTGACGTTCACGTCCCTTCTCGTAAGCGGGGTTGCTTACGATGGTCAGTGGGTGGTTGCCTTTGAAACCGCCACCTTTGGAACGGGGAACCCATTCGGTGTAGATGGACTTAGTGTAACAAGGGATGATCTCTGCGGGTTGATCTATGATGCTTTGCGTCTTAGCAAAGAATAGATCGCCAGACTTTGAGCCTTCTACGTATTCTTCTTTTTGTGATTTGAGCTGTGGGCTCAAGTCTTGCAGGATGCGGATGAAGGGCAAGGCTGATGAACCTGAATCCAAGTTCTCTGTACCTTGACCTGCTACTGTTGTGATATCGAATGCCATGATTCTATATTTCTTCTTTCTATTTATTGGGTTATTTTCGCCCGCTTACCTTGGTAGATACCAAAGGCTTCACGAGGTAGGGATTCTGCCAGCTCTGGGTTATCCAGTGCGTCGCGACAGAAAGCTTTGAGTGTTTGATTGTGTACGGTAATCTTAAGATCAGCCTCCACATCATTCTCTCTTAAAAGTTCAATTACTTCCTGAGCTCTAGCATCATCACCACGTCCCAGAGATACTGAGATTTGATTCTTGATGATAGACTCGTTGTTTGTTTCACGTAACCAATCAAATGCTATGTTTGCGTCTTTGATGCGAGCATCTACAAACTCATCTACTTTGATCTTAGTTCCGTCTTCAAGTTGTACAAGTTTAAGCCCAACCTTGTTCATAAGGTCAGGTATAAGTTCTTCGGCTACTTGTTTACGTGTAGCTTTAAGCTTACTTACTTCTTCTTCGGCTAGTATTACTTGGTTGTTTAGTCCGTTAAGTGTATCACCTAACTCTTTGAGAGTAGCCAAGTCATCTGCTTCGACTCCGCTAGTATCTATACCTTCTATTGCAGCGATAGGTATAATGTCGCTTTCTTCTAATAATTCATCCATGTTGTTGTTTATTGTTGTTAACACCAAGTCTTACCTAAATCTATATCGGCAATAACTGGTACTTTGAGCTGTATAGCATTTTCCATAATTAATTTCAAGTCTAAACTCTCTTTTTCTGAATTAACCATACAATTGATTTCGTCATGCACTGGTAATCTCATATCGAAACCAGCATCATACGCATCCACCATAGCCTTTTTAGCTTGGTCTGCTGCTGATCCTTGTATAAGTCTGTTCAATGCTTTACTGGTGAATGCTCGAAAGAGTGCTGAGTTGGGGTGTTTCTCTTTTGCTTTGTCTAAGGTTTTAACTGGAGTGTCGCCAAACTCTTTGACCCAGAAGTCAAATCGTGCACGACGTCCCATGATTGTTTTGATGTAACCTCTTGAGCTTGCAAGGTTCATCACGTTGTCATAGAGGATCTTAAGGAATGGTGCTTCTGAATTAAACTTACGCATTGTTGATGTGCACATCTCTTCAGATATGCCCAGCGTTTTAGCCATCTTCTTCATGCCCATGCCGTAACTAATGCCAAGACACAACATCTTGCAGGTGTCGTACGGTAGCCCAGTAGTCTTCTCGAAGAATGTGTATAACTTCTCACCTCTTTGGAATGCTTCTAAAGCTTCTTGGGCTTTTGGCAGTGGTCGGTTAAATTCTCCAATAAGTGCGTAGTGTACCTGTAAGCGTGGTTCTTGTGACGAGTAGTCTGCTTTGCACCAAAGTTTGTCAGGCTCTGCGATGTACAAGCTTCTGATAGCCTTACCGATGTCGCTTCGTTTAGGTACTTGCTGCATGTTGGGGTTTGCTGAGGACAGTCGTCCTGAGCGAGTACCGCCAGAGTCTGATGCTGTCTGTTTGAAGTCAGCGTGTATGCGTCCTTTGTAGTTTTGTTTAAGGATGGTGTCTTCAATAAATACTTTTCTTAGTCGGTTGATACTTCGTGCCTCGTGTATGAGCTTAACTTCTGGGTGGTCGCAGTTAACTAGGAAGTCTTTAGATATAGATGGGTTGCCTTTCTCTGTCTTGGGTACGACTAGTCCAAGCCCCTCGATGTGCCTAGCAAGCTGAGCACCTGACCATATATCAACGTGCTTGAAATGTTTCTTTAGCTCTCTTTCTTTGATTATAAGTTGATTGTTTAGTTGTTCTGCTTTGTCCAAGTCTACGGGTACACCTTTCATTGTCATGTGAACAAGTACGGGTGTAAGTTTACACTCAAGCTCCCACACTTCCCATAGTCCTTGCTCTCTTAGCACGGGCTTCTGGTACTGGTAGATGTCCCAAGTGTTTCGGGCGTCAATCTCTGCGTACTCGCCTACGTAACGTGCAGGCAGTTTCCACATCTCAGCCTTCGGGTCGATGCCGTAGGTCTGCGCTGCGTCTTTGAGTGCGTCTTCAAACTTAGTTCTATTTAAATACTTCTTAGACAAGTTGTTAAGACTGTATGAGAATTGTTCTTCGTCGATTAGAGCTTCTGCAATCTGCACGTCTCGGACTGGACAAGAGACGTGGAGCCCTAGTGTCTCAAGCCAGCCGAGGTCATATGCGGCATTAGCAAATAAAACCTCACTGCTGTTTGCTAGTGTTTGTTTTACGTAAGCTAATACTATGTTTTTATCTATGTTGTCGCCACCGAAATGGTCGATAGGTAAATATATTTCTTGATGTTCATCTGCAATAGCAACGCCAACTACCTTACCAGTCCCTCGTTTGTAAGACGGTCCGCTAATTTTAAGGTCAGGGTCACAAGTTTCTAAGTCAACTGCAATTACCTTGTCAAAGGTAGGCAGCATTGCTGGCGGTCGCCAAGTGGATTCAGGTGGGAATAGTGGTGCTTGGAGCATTATAGATCGTCTATCTTTCCACCGCACTGCGAGTAACCTGCTATGTCTACCCAATTGTCTCTCTTGGGTTTGTGTACGTTCCTAGCTATCTTCATAAGTATCATCATGTGAGCTACATCTCTAGCAGAGATTGACACGTCTGCGTTGCAGCTTGTCTTAAGATACCACTCCCACGAAGCACCTATCTCTAGCAAGTTGCTTTTGGGGTTGCCGTAGTCTTGTTGGCGGTTACCTCCTTGGATGCGGAAGGCTTCTTCGCAGATAGATTCTTGTTTCTTTGGTTTGTTCATGTTTATGAACTTACTCATGCTTATGTATTTACTCATAGTAATTTTTTAACTTTTTCCCAGTATGGTTTGGTGCTGTCTTTTTTCCAGCCGTTGGGTCCTCCGTTGTGGATACGTGCCATATCTTCTAGAGTAGGCTTACGACCTAAACGGTACTTAGTAGCGTATCTGCTCATGTATATTTCAAACATGTCGATAGCCATAGCTCGGTGAAATGCTTCTTCGTGGGCATAAGGTATGCCTGATTCTTCAGCAACATCTTTTACATAAGCTTCATGGATTTGTAAACATCCATAAGCTTTGCCGTTGTCTCCAATTGCGTCATCGTTGCCCCCGCTTTCAACTTGGATCAGGGCTAGTACTAGTAGCATTATTTCTTGATTCATTTTCGCGTATTGTTTTGTTTATTTGTTTCCACTCTTTTGAATGAAGTCGTAGTTCAATGTCTCGGGCATCATACTCTATAATCAACCCCTCATCTTTAGCTTTGTTAACTGCATCTTTGTATTTATTACAGACGTCTGCGTCTAGTATCTCTTTAGCTCTGCGATCTATCATTTCAAATAGATCTTTTATGGATGAGCTTTGTGATCCGTACGACGGATCTACACCTGGGTAAGTTTTGTAGTGAGTGCGTAATGGTTGATCTGGCATAATAAATTGGCTGGGTCGCCCCCGAAGGGGCTAACCAGTTATCTGGAAAGGACTTATGGATACAGCTCATTGAGGATCACGGCAGTCGTCCAGTCTGTACAGGGAGAACTAGCCGTACAGAGTCGCTAGTTTGGGGGTTGCTAGTGCTTGATTCTTCGCCCGTGAGGGTCTGAGATCGTCGACATCGCATGCCAAAGTTATAGTGTAACGTAATTGTAAAAGTCTTTGAAACCTTCTTTGTTTAAAGCGAAGGTTACGGGGCATGGGTCTTCAATCCCAGTATCTTGGATGCAAGACGCATCAAACCTACGCATTACAAACCGATTGGTTTTCGGGTACGCCGTGAGCGTAATGCACTTGTTGATACTTTCTTTGATGACTTCGTTTGTCTTGATCTGGAACGCTGATTGTTCTGGGCGTACCTTTCCAGTCTCAAACTTGCTCTCAATAAGCAGTACTCGACTTTGCAAGATAACCAAGAAATCAGGAACTCCGTTAGACGTAGTAGTCTCGATACGCTGAACAACAATCTTTCCATTCGCTTGCTCATGAAAGTTGTTCGTTATCCACTTGTTGAACTGTGCTTCTGTCTTCAATGTCGAGTGTTGAAAGTCCATGCTGGAGTTCTGCAATGGTTGTGTCAACACCAAATCGTCTTTGTTCCGAACAGAATTTTTCAACGAGCTTAAGCATTTCCTTGCCTTGTGTAGTGGCTTGGAATGCGTCATCTTCGAGCATGTGGAGGAGATCTTTTGTAATTTGCTCTTCATCCAATTGGCTTGTGACAAGTCTTTGGCAAGATGAACTACTATTGATATGGCTGTAATAGCTGATAAGGCAGTCTTCATATTCGTAATCGGTTAAGAATGTGTCGCGGAACTCTTCTGCGACTTCTTCATGCGAGTTTTTTTTATTTTTGGTTGGTTGGTTGTAGTAGGAGTCTTCCCACCAGTCGTCACCAGTGTCCCAGCCTAGTCCTTTGTAGGACTTAGCTTTGAACGGCTTGGTATACTTTGTTGTGGGCTGTTCGATGTTGTCGAACAGCGGAGAATAATCTATTGGATGGTCTGGGTTGTAGTTGAGCATCTCGTCTTGAGTCATTTTGTTAATGACTGCGTCACGGATTGCGTCGGTTACAGCAACGTTTTTCTTGAACGGTGATGCTACTTTCTCAATGTAAGTATGTGGGTCGAGGTCAACGCATTGACCACCGAGTGACATGCGGAAGTGCAGGTCAAACACATTTTTGTCAAGATGACCAATTGTAAAGTGCATACCTTCGCGATTGATCTCGTCTGCTTCGTCAGTGCCTGATTGGAATGCAGATGCTGTGCAGTGGTGGTGCACTGTGCCCAGCATTAGGTCAGGATACTCAGCTCGTTGTGCTTTGTATTTGGGGTCGTTTGGTGATGACTTGACGGTCATGCCGTTGGTTTGCTGCGGCGGTAGCCACCATGACCAAGGCTGTTCAGCTTTGGTGTCGTAGAACAAGAAGATAAGTGCTTCTGATTTAAACTTATCTTGTGACTGTTTCATGCAGTGCATGATGTCGTGCCACATGCTCATTGGTATTGGCTTGCCGTGAAACTCTGGCGTGATGTCATCAATGCTTGGAACTGCAACTTCTTTGTACACTGTGAATAAGTCAGAGGTTACTTTTTCGTATGCTTTGTCGTCTACGATATACATTATGCTGATTTAATACTTAGTTTAGCGAGGTCACCAACTGTGATAGTTTGTAACCGTGAGAAGGTTGATTGGAACTCGCACGGCATATAATCAACATGCTCGGTGGGAGCCATACCGTGCCAAGACCATAACAAGAAGTTGCCGAAGGATGCGGCTACTTGGTTTGCAATGGCTAGTTGTGGGTCGGATTCAAGTGCAATGCCCTGGCAGCTGACTGGGCTGCCTGATTGGTCAGTTGCAATTTCTGGGTAACGTGCGTATGGGTGCATGGCTGGATATTCACGGACAAGGTTGGGATCGTAATAGAACGATTGGCTTGTGTGGTACTCGTTAGCACATACAAGGATTGGTTTGTTGAATTGTATGGCTGCTTCGATGGACGCTTTGCGTGCTGGGTGGTTGTCTACGCAGCAGATGATTACATCGCATTCGCCGAAGAAGAACTTGTACTCGGTGTCAAGTAGGTCTGCAGTGAAATACTCGGATACTGCGTTGCCTTCGTTTTTGCGGAAGTTGTATAACTTCATGAGCGCACGTGCTTTGTATTCACCAACTTGGTTGTTGCGGAACAATTGCCGATCTAGGTTGTGCTTTTCTAGGCGGTCACCGTCGAAGATTGTAAGACTTAGATCGAAACTGTTTTTAAGTGCGGGTAACATGTAAGATGTCACACCGCCAGCACCGATGATGATAGCTTTAAGTTTGGGTTTCATTGTTTAATATGTTATATAGTTTACGGTTATCGTTGTTTGTTTCAGTTGTGTAGGCTTTGATGTAGCGTAGTATTGCACCACGCTTACGACCACAATCAGGCAACTTCTTAGCTAGGATCTTAAGTAAGACACGTAGGTCTGCGTTGCTGAGTCCGTGGTCGATGTCGTAAGTGTCTAGCTCATGCTGCGTATCGTTTTCTATGTGATCTACAGTGCGGCTGACATAACGCCCAGAGTCACGGTGTATTTGAGCTGCGTGCTCGTGACCAGCAGAATAGACAACAGGTAGGCTGCCTAAAGATTCGTTTAGTGTCTCGTATTGTTCAGCCATTGTGTGTATTCTAGTATTGGTTCTTGGTGTACTTCTAAGAAGAAGCGATTACCTTTGCAGTCTTGCGGGAAATCAGGTTCATCTAGGTCTATTGTATTGCCAATACGGTCGAACCTAACGAATCTACTTTCTGTGTCGTTGTCCATGCGTAGGTCGTTGTTGCAGTTGCTTGTATTGAGCTCGTGAATATTGACTGCCATTAGCTCTTGAGTTGAGTCGCCAACGTTTGTGAAGTTGTCGCCAGTGCAAATCTTACCGCTATCGTAGATGTTTGGTAGATTTGGTACGAATGAGCAACCTGTTTGCGGGTTGTAAACAAACAGAAACGGGCTACCTGCTGCTAGTACTCTGGGTTCGTCAGGTACGTTTTGTTGTGGGAACATGATGAACATTCTAAGTCCCAATGCAGATGGATCCCAACGTAAACCTTGGTTGTTGTTGAACTCGCTAGTCTGTATGTGATTCTCGTTGTTGCGCTGAAACGCTATTCGCGGGATGAACATACGATAGTAGTCACTGTCGGGCATACGTTCTAGCAGAGCACCGCGAAACATAAAGTACGGGATCTCTTTGAACAGATAGTTTTTATCGCCACCTGTAAACGCTGCGATGTGCGTGCTGGGTGCGATAGGTATGTCGGTGACATGAAAAACAGGCTTTGACTTCACACGTTGTACAGCTTCAGCCTGGGATTTAATCAGCGTTGTGACAACTGTACGTTTGTAAAAGTTGCCGTCTGGCTGCAGAATGATTTCTTGTTGGATTGGATTTGACATAATAATAAAGAAAAGCCTGCCACCCCGTAAGAGGTGACAGGCAACACATATGACGTATAACTACTAACTTCTACGGGTTACGTAGAAATTTAAGCTTTACTTGAGGCTTGCGGCTCAAATGTAATTGAGTCGTAGTTCTCAACGAGTGTATCTGGTGATAGTGTATCACCATTGGATACGGCAACTACAGCTTCTGGGGCTGATAGTGCCATGCGGATCGAGCGATCTGCGAGGATGTCACCTACTGTGACGCCTTGTTCGAAGCCACGGGTTACAGAGTTTGTAAGCCCGTAGCGGATTGTTACGTTTGTCATGTTCATTATGGGTTGTTGTGTTGTGTTGTGCTCATATGAGCGAGAAAGTGTTTGACAAAAATCATTTTGAATACTAAATTAACAATACAACCCATCCACTCGGTGTTGTTTATTGTTATCATTCGTGTTCATTGTTGTGTACAGCCTCCTTACTTTCGAGTAAGGGGGCTGTCTTCGTTATTAGGGTGTTAATGGCGTAAGTGATTACGTCCCAATTTATGCCATGGTTGCAGTCGTGATTGTGTTCTAGTAACTGAAGCACATCTCTTGCATCTTTGATAGACAGAGTTATGTCCATGCCTTGTTGGGCGTGGTCAATAATGTCTCTGGAAGTCCATACAATGGTGAACTCATCTGGGTTTTTTGCTTTCATGGTTCTTTGAATTTGATTATGATACGCACCATATCTGGTGATCGAAGTTTACGCATAGCTTTATCTTGTATCTGGCGAATACGCTCACGAGTAATATCATACTCGCTGCCTATTTCTTCCAGGGTGCGGGGTATACCATCGTCAAGCCCAAAGCGTAAGTATATAATATTACGCTCAATTGGTGTGA